CTCACCCAATGCCCAGTTTATAGTCCTGGACAGGACTTTGAGGCTTAGAACTTCAGCTCAGGCCGGTTGTTCGTCTTTTTAGGACTAGCAACCTGTTGGAGCTGGAGGTCTCGCTGTCGTCTTTCAGAGATTGTCATTCTTAATCTAAGTTGATATTCTGCACGCGCTTTCTTCCTTTTGAGGAAATCTCGCGTGTTTTGATCTCGTAGAGAGTTCAATTGAAAGTCCTTAACAGCGGCAAGGAACGGATGTTCCGGGATTTCCCAGAGCTCCAATGAGGTAGGTACCTCAGAGGAAACCGGCGAAACACTTAGACGGACACCTTCAGCAAAGGAGGAGTCCATGTCCTTATGGGGGACCACCGAGATAGGTGGAACCTCCGAGGAAGGAAAGTGTTTTGGGAAATAAGGAAAGCCTCCAATAATGGTGGGTTTCTCGGTAGGTGGCGGGATAGTAGTGAGCCAAAGATCATAAGAAATGACTTTGAAGGGGAAGGAGGTCATGGCTGAAACATCAACCATTTTAACCTTCATCTCCTTATCACCAACCTTTTGGACAGTCGAACGCTGGTGGTTCGCGGTTTTCAAAAGGCGGTTAAGCTCCGCATTGCTGAGCCGACATGTTGGGGTAAGAAAGGTTTCATCAAGATCACCATACGCCATGGCCAAAGGATGGGCCTTGATCGTCGAGTTATCGGAGAAAACCTGTTCCGTCTCTTCATACGGCCCAGTGGGGCTACCGAGCCTAGTCTTAACAGACATAGACTTCAAACCTAAAGCCTGGGTGGCAGACTCTGAGAGGGTGAGGTAGGCGAAGGGCTTCAACGGATGCAAGGAAGGGTGGCCATAGAACTCCATCTGGGCTGCCCTTAAAAGGTAGCCAGCTAGAGTTCGTTGGTGCTCCGAGTACCGTGGTTCCACACCCTTTGGAACCGGGAAACCGAGACCGCCTAGGTACGGGTGCGCATAGATATTCAATACGCGGGTACCAAAGGTAGTCTGTCGCTTAATCTCCTTTTCGTGGTAGGCGATAAAAAAGTTCGACATCTTGGTAGGATACATGGAGCCCATTACGGCACCAGCATACCAACCATTCAGTGGAACCGAATCTTCGCGAACCCCGGTTGCGGTCTTGGAAAGGCCGACAAGGAGACCAACGTTGAGGAAACCATGGATTGTCACCGAATCCACTAGACCCTGCCAACTGGGTTCATACATCCCATGGGGGGCTTCTTCAATATCCATCCAGTCTGCGAGGACCGGAACATCCCGTAAGGGAGGGAATTTCCGAAACCCGGTAACATACTCTATAGGGAGAGAATTTACGGTAAGGAAACGTGGATGTTTGAAGTTCTTCCCTAATGAAAGGGAAAACCCCACGGAGAGGGTCGACTTCAACCATTCCTCATACATCTCATCAGTAGCTCGGAATAGGATATCATCGCCGTTAATTAAAACGGGGAGATCCCTAAACGAGAGCCGTCCTGCGATTAGATCTGATTGCACACTGGGTGCAAGGGTCTTAAAGTAGGTGTAAAGATTTAAGATGCAAAGGATTGGAAAGGAGAGGACCGAACCCATTAGCTGTCCGTTCGCCTGAAGGACGGGTACCTGTGCTGAGTTCAAGGGATAGACAAGGACCTGCTCTAACAAGATCTCATTGAGATGTGGAGCAAGAATCTTATCTTCTAGGCTTAGCTTCCGGATAACCTCCTCAAGAACAAGCTTGGTGGCTTGGATCTTCAAGTTATCGGTTGCGGCAGAGTAATCCCCGGACACGAAATCCCATTCGGAATCGAGACCAAAAAGCTTCCGGTGTCGTGAAAGCATCTGGTGGAGAACATCCTCACTAAAGGGTGATGTTATTAAGCTGAAACAAGGGAAGCCAGCAAGATAGTCCCATAAGGACTTCTGAACTGGCTTGGAAATGTAGGTACTTAAAGCAGACATCGCAGTGATAGTACGGACCTTAAGAGGTTCCGTAATCCCTCGGACTTGCGCAAAAGGATATTTACGCCATTCTTCGGGAATAAACGGCTGAAACATCTTAGGTAAGGATGAGTAGTCGTGGAGGATGGGTCTGGCGATAATCTCACGCCATTCTCGATGGGTTGGGGGAATAAATCCCCTTTCCTCTAGTGTCCCACGTACAGTTTCTACCATAGAAACTAGGTGATCCTCGTCTCCTATAGCACCAAGAATGTCTTTCAATTGATCCCGTGTATCCTCACGGGAACCTCCCTTCTTTCGAGAATAGAGGTTTGAAGCATTGATGGAACCCTCCGATTTTCCAAGGGAGGCAACCAATCCATGAGGACGGTAACCCCTAAAGAAGGCACGGAGGAACGCAGGAAGACTCGGACAAGAAAGAGGCTCCGGGGCCTTAGAGAGTTGCTTAGCATGCTTTTCGAAGGCAGCTATGACAAAACTTTCAGGGACAGGATGAAAGCCTTTCTTGGACTGGGCGATAGTGAAACAAGCACGGAAGAGCTCGGACGCTATCGGTCCCCGAGGGAGGGGTTGGCATAATCTACGCCAAAACCTCCCAAGGGCCTCTGAGAATAAGAACTCTGAGGCGGTATAACCCGCACGAAGCCAAGAGTCTGGTGTCTTGGGGAGCGGGTTCTCCAGGCATGAAGCAAGAGGATAATCTTTCCAATACTTACAGTTGGAAACAAAGTCCTCGATGGGCCACAAAGCCATCTTATCGATAGCAGAGTAAAGCCCAACGGAGGAAAGGTTTCCAACGTAGTCGCAATCAGGGACCCCATCGGGCGTATGGCACAAGGTACCAGAGGCGTCGATGAGGGCGAGAATTACGGCCCGTATACCGAAAAGGATTTGGATGAAGAGCTCGGGAACTTCGAACGGCTGGCCCACAATCTTGGGGATGGGGGAGCCGTCGACTAGGGAGGCAGTCAAAAGGGTTTCTCCTACTTGTAGGAGAACACCAGGGATGTCCCTAGTTGGGGGAATAATCCCCCGGTGCTGAGCATACCGGCTCAGCTCGTCGGGATTGAACCCGGAACTTCCCTTGGTGGGTTGTTCTGGTAAGAAATCCGCCCCGAAGAGCGAAGAAACGATTTCTATACCCTCTTGAAGGCCCGCAAAGGCTTTTTTGAACTTGTATTGGGACGCCTTATACTCCTTATCGCTAAGGGTATACGGGTCCGACACCCAGATGGGGTTGGAAGAATCAGTATAGACGATACTGGTTAAGGAAACGGTCAGTGGAGATCGTTTGGGAAGGTGTGAGACCAATTCGGCTTCGTCAGAAGTTTCGAGTCTCATGAAACACACCCAAACGTCCACTGGAGGGCGTATGCCTACCGGTTGATTACGAACATGGATTGTTCGTTGAATCATACTATCTATGACTTCTTTAGTTTTATAAATTGAGGGAGTTCTCTTTTGCATTGTTGCGGGTCGCTGATGATCTGTTTCTTCG